ATCTCCATTCTTTTTACTATTATATAAAACATTACAATATCCTGAATTACAATTATCTGGTATTATTGTTTCATTATCATATTTTGGTAATTTCTTTTTTTCACTTATATCATATATAATTATATGTTGAGATGCACGCTTCCTTCCAAAAAAATCTTTTATTGTTTCTATTATTTTTATAACTTTGTTAATCCTCTTTTTAACCACATTTCTAGTTTTATTTGTTTTAAAATCTATCTCATTATTTTCATAATTTATTTTATATGAATATTTTAATCTTCCCATCTTACTTTGAATCGATTTACCTACAAAATATGAATCATCTACTACTTTATAATCTATTTTACTTATTTTAATATTTTCAATATTTATTTCTTTACTATAAATATTTATTAACCTTTCTTTCAAATTTTGAAAATATTTATTTTGACTTATTTTATTACTTGTCAATTTGTAATTATTTTTTTTATTACTTAATAATTTTATTGAATCATTCGACAAAAGATTCATATATACATATATAAGATATTTATTCAATATTAAATATATCATAACTATTTACATAATTATATTTTATACACTCCTTTTTCTCTTTGTTATCATTCTCTAATTCTAAAATTGTATTTACTTTATCATATAAATCATTTATTTCAGGCATAATAATAGAAAAATAACAATACAAATTACCATGATATTCTTTATCATTCTCTTTAAACGGAATTCCCTTTTTATCTATCCTAATTAATTTATTTCCTTTCACCTTCTCTAAAAATAATATTTCATCACTTGGTAACTTTATTTCTACATATTTATTTAAATAATAATCATTAAAATCAATCTTTTTTTCATAATATACATCATATTCATTTATTCTAACAAAATCACTCTTGTTACAATGTAAATATATACACGTATTCCCCTTTTTATTTTTTGTCTCATTCCCATTACCCTCTAATATAATTTCCTTATCATATAAATCTATTTCTAATTTTATCTTCTTCTTTATTAATTGTCCCTTTTTATATCTATTTTTTTCATAACTAATACTCTTCTTTTTATTTTTATATATTTCATCTATGCTTACATCTACATGTATAACAATATCATCTATTACTTCCTCAACTAAATTACTTGTTTTATTATTTATTTTATTATTTTCCATTTTAAATATTTCATCCAAATTTATTTGTTTATTATTACCATAACTATTTACCTTTACATGAAATTTTGGTATATCAAATAAATTTCCCAAATTTAATCCTGACAATTCATTGATTATATTCCCTACATCAAAATTATTTTCATATTGCATATTTTTAAATTGATTTAAATGCTCATTAAATATCGAATTAAACATCTTAAATGGGTCTTCCTCAAAATTTATATCACTATCTTCTACCCCAAACATATCATATTTTTTTCTTTTTTCCTCATTACTTAATACATTATATGATTCATTTATTTCAATGAATTTTTTATTACATTCTTCATCATTGTTATTTTTATCTGGATGATATTTTAAAGCCAATTTTCTATATGCCTTTTTTATATCTTCTTGTGTAGAATATTTATCAATTCCTAAAATGTTGTAATAATCCTTATTCATTATACTCTATTTCTATGAATTATTTTTTATATTAAAATTAATTTTTTTGTAATAAGATTATTAATTTAATTATATAATTCTCTAAATGTATAAAATATTTACCTGTAGAATTTTGAAGATTTATATTACATTCATTTGATAAATTTATTATATTTTCACATATTGTAATATTACTATTATATTTATTCATCAATATATTTGACATACACAATACTAATTCATTAACATCATAACAATTTATAAATATCTTCTCACATATTGACTTTATATATAACGCACCAATAAATTCAACTTTTTTTGATGTAACTATACTAATTAATTCATCAATTGTATTATAATAATTATTTACTAACATTTTCTTTGTTTCAATATAAAAATAAAAATTTAAAAATATATTATTTAAATCATGATGATTTTTATATTTTATATCACAATCTATTATTTTATTTAATATTGCCTTTGTTACTTTATATTTATTTTCCTTTATTATCTTTTTTAAAACTAACTCAATACTTTCTCTTGATGGCGATTTTACTTTTATTATTAAAAATCGACTTATTAATGTAATTGGAATACTACTAATATTTGTTGTCTCAAATATAAATTTAGCACTTTGATAATTTGTTTCAATTAACTTTCTTAAATATAATAATGAATTTTTATGTATTTTTTCAACATTGATAAAATATATTATTTTTGGAATATCTAATCCAATATTTCTTGTTTCACAATATTCTTTCAAATATTGATTAAAAAATATTCTTTCATTGTTTAATAACTCATTACAATCTATCTCTAAATGATAAATACTTGACTTAAATTTAAAACTTTTTTTATCTATTTCAACTTCATTATTTTTTAATGTATATACTTTGTTATCTAACATTGAACATAAAAATCCATATATTTTTGTTGTTTTACCAGAACCTCGAGGTCCATTAAATACTAAATTTGGCATCGTTTCTATATCAAATGATTTAAATGACTGATAATGTTTATCTATAAATTCAATATCATTAATATTTGGCTTTTTCTCAAAAAATGAAGTATTCATTTTATATAATAATTAATTACTACTTAAACTATTTATAATCTATTATTTTTAATATATTTTTAAAAAATTTATCCTTGTATTTCTGCTTATTCATATCCAATATATATTCTTGATTTTTTAAAAATAAATCCATATCTTCTTTATAATTATCATACAAATTAACATCTAAATATATATTTGATATATTTGTTATTATTGTATCCTTTATATAACTAGCATTTTCATCATCATTATTCATTTTACCATTTAACCAATATTGATAATTTCCATTTATATGCCTTATAGAATAATCTGTTTGCTGAAAATCATTTATATAAATCTTTTTAAATAATTTCATATCTGAATTCATATTATGATTATGTAAATTATTCTTCACAAAATCAATATCTAAACTAATCTTCTCTTTCTTTATTTCTTTATATTCCATTCCTGTCATACTACTTACCCTTATTAATTCTTTTGGTGCATTTAATTCACTGTTCTCTAACTCCATAATTTCAGTTATTAAATCATTATTTTTAACTTTCTCTTCTACTACATTTTCTTTCACATTTTTATTATTTTTTACTTTCTTCTTTAACTCTAATATTTCTTTATTCATCAATATCATTAAATTCTCTAACACATTTATTTTATTATTTAATTTATTATTTTGTTTTTCATGTTCTTTTAACAATGTTTGTGTATTTTCATATATATTATCTACTTTATTTAAATTCAAAGTACTCAGCTTTTTATTTATTAAATAATGAATTCTATTTAAAAAATTCCTATTTATATCAATTTCTTGATTTAAACTCATATATAAAAATATTCTTTTTTTTTTAAATATTATTATTCTTTAAAAAATAATTAGTAAATAATTTAAAAAAAAAATATAAATAATAAATTATGAGCTGTCAATATTGTCATTCTAAAGAACACGATATTAATAATTGTCCAATTATTATATGCAGATATTGTAAGCAAGTAGGACATCCAAAATGGCTTTGTAAAAATAAAGATAAGAGTGTTAAAAACAAAAAATATGTTGAAAAAAACATAGAATATTATTTGAAACTTAAAGATTGTAAGTGGAGTGAAATTATTAATAATGTAAAAATTTAAATTAATTTTTTTTATTTATAATATATTTTTCTTGATATATTACGTGACTTATTATTATTGATTCAATATTATCAATAATAGAAACATTATTTAATTTTTCATGATAATTAGTATCTAAATAAAAGCATAATAAAGCTATTCCAAAATACATCAATACATTAAAAATTTTTAATTTTTCAATATGAAAATGATTTAATTTAAAATGATTTGGTACATGGAAAAATACCATATAATATATTAATAAATCAGGATTTAAAACATAAAATAATAACAATGAAGTACATGCTAATAAATATCTTGGTATTTCAAAATTATTTAAATTTATTCTAGGAAAATCATGACGAAAATGTATAATGGATGATAATACTAGAAAAAAGGTCATAATATAGTTATTATCAAAATTATGAATAACTAAGTTAGTAATACCAAAATTAATTCCATATATTTTTAATAAATTAGAAGTATTATTAGTAATTATACTATGTCCGATATCTGTAATACCATGAGGTGCTATTACAGTTTTAACTAAAAAGGGTACTAATTTCATATTATATTTTTCTTTTTTTTCTTTAAGTAAATCCCCAAATTTCACTTGGCTGCACACTATTATTACAATTTTTTAATTGTAAAAATTGTTTTTTATTATTTCCACATGAATTATTTGAACATCCTGCTAATAAATTTGTATTTTCATCAATTTTTGGTCCAGATAAAGCAATACATCTATCATATTGACTATTTGCTTCTTTATTTTTAGATATAATTCTATTTGTTTTTGGTTCCCAATCCCATTTTTGATTAATAGCATTTACATTTTCATCTGGAAGACATTCAGACATATATAAATCACTTGTATTAATAGAATTTGCTTTTGCTGTTAAACATTTATTGTCAAATCTATTTTTTAATGTCCCATCTTTATATAAATACCAATATTGCGTAGATGTAAATGGATTATCTACTTCCATAAATGCTTTTCCTGTATCATCTTCACCTTGTGCTCCCATTACTACTAAATTTTTTGTTGATTCATCAGAACTTGTTTCTTTATTTGCTAACTTACCAGACATAATATAATCAGAGCCAGATGGTCCAGGTGGTCCAATAGGACCTTGAGGACCTTCAAACATGACTTTTTGATTTGTTACCATATTTCTTACTTTTAATTCGGTTGTTTGATTTACAATATCTGATACTTCACTTTTTTGAGTTTTATTTAAACCTTCTGTTTTTAATTTAATTTCTTCTGGTGAATCAGTCCATTTATTTACTTCTTTTGATTCAAAATTTTCAATAAAATTGTCTGTATCGTACAATTTAAAATTTTCTATGTTATTCTTATATTTATTTTTTCTTAACTCTTTCATTACCATATAAACTAATATTATGAATAATAAAAGTAATAAAATACAAATAATTTTATTAATCATATATTTAATGAAGAAAAATATATTCAATTTTATGAAAAATTAATTAAAATTAAATTTATAGATAAATAACTTTTTTTTTTTGAATTTACTATGGTACATTTTATTCAATGTAATTATAATTTAGAAAAGGAATTAAATTTTGTACTCGATAAAAATTCGATAAAATATTTAATTTCATTTCATAAAAAAAATATAAATAATTTATTTTTCAAAAAAGAAAATTTTTATCATGCATGTTTTAAAAATAATTTAAACATAATAAAATACATTTTTCATCACTTGCATAATAAAAATATAGATTTTAAAGAAGCATTAAAATATAGTTGTAATCAAAATAATTTAAAATTAATTAATTGGTTATCTAGAAATCATTATTTTCATATAAAAAATTATTATGATACTTTAAAATATTGTATTAAATATAATAACTTAAAATTATTTAAATTTTTCATTAAAAAATATCAAATTGATATTTTTCAAAATAATTACGAATTATTATTCGAATCATTACATAAAAAAAGATATGAATTTATAAAATATATATTTTTATTAGGTGAAAATATTCAATTATTAAATAACTATGAAACAATAAAAAGTATCTTTTATACAAATAATGAAAAAATAATTAATTTAATTATACCAAAAGTAAAATATTTTGAAATAGATTATCAAAATACACCCATAATTGCTTATATTATTAAATCAGGATTATTAACTTCTTTAAACTATATTTTAAAATATAATTTTATTACTAATTTTATCAAAAATAATATTTATAAATTTGTCTATTTATCTTTTGAAAGTCAAAATTTAGAACTAATAAAAAAATTATTATCATTAGATTCAACTATTCAATTAAATTATAACTTTTTATATAAACGTTTCATTGTTTTTGGTAACTTGAAAATTATTTCATTTTTATATGAAAATGATAATAATATACAATTTTTTGATTATTTATCACTTGAAAAAATATTAAAAAATAAATTCTTTGATATATTTCTATTTATTATAGAAAAAATTAATTTTATATCCATATCCGAAAGACAAAAAAAATTAGTTGAACAACTTATTAATCATCATTATTTACAAATTATTATTAATATTAAAAAAAGCGACTTATTATTATTTTTTGACTTTATTTCAACTAATGAAATTAATATCAAATATTCCAATATTTTATATATTATTAATAATTTATTAGCCTATAACCAATATGAAAAAATTAATATTATTGAAAATACCTTTCCTGACTATTTATGTTATTCTTCCAACACATTGCTAGAAGATTCACTTAAATCTCACAATATTAATTGTATTCATTATGCTTTAAACATTTTAAATGAAACTATGGAAGATAATAAATATCATATTTTATATTATTCCTATATTCACAGTATTAGTGATATTATTTATGAATTAGATGCAGATAATAGTTTTGAATTCAATTCTTATGATATAGCATTAATTAAAAATATTTTAAAAAATAATATTGAAATTATTAACAGATTAGTATCAAAAAAAAATATGTCATTTGATTATTTAACACATAATATAATTGATATTATATTTCAAGTAGGAAATTCAGAAATTTTAAAAATATTTTTACCATTATTTAAAGAAGAAAATATAAAAGATGAAAATATTATTGAAAAATGTATTGAAAATGATAATTTTGAAATGATAAAAATATTAAGTACAAAAATAAATATACAAGAAATAGTTGAACCAAATTTAATTACTAAAATCTGTAATTATGGAAACTTTATTTTTTTAAAATGGTTTTTAGACTTTAACTTAAATATAAATATCTATATTAAATCTGCTTTTAATATTTTAATTATGTATGAACATTATGAACAAGCAATTTATTTTTACAATTATAAGAACCATAAAGAATCCATTGACTTGATATATAGTAATTTTAATTCATTAAAAGAAATTATTCGAAAAAATAATTTCTATATGTTTCAATGGTTTTTAAATAATTTTAATGATATGAATAAAGTACAATTCTTAATTTATTTAGAATTACAAGAAAATATTGTACAATTAATCAAATATGATAATGCTGAAATTTTAAGTTATGTATTAACTCGATTTAAAATAAAAAATAATAATTTAATTAAAATATTGTATAAATATGCTTTTACTAATTACAAAATAAATACATTAACTTATTTAAATACACATTTTGAATTAAAAAATTATGATTTAGAATTAGATTATAAAACTATATTTTTTAATTCTTTAAAAAATAATTATTATTCAATTATTGATATTATTATTAAAAACGTCACAAAATATTCATGGTTAAATATTATTTCTTATTATGAAAATAACAATGATACATTTTTATATTTAATTGAAAATTATTATGATTATTTAAATGTCAATGAAGAAATGTTTTATAATATACTTTATACTGGAAATTTAGAATGCTTAAAAATATTTAATAAATATTACAAAAACATAATTGATTATAGTAAAATCACCGATGATGATTATTTAATATTAATTAGTTATAATAATGTTGAATTATTAGATTATATTTTTAATTTAAATCCAAGTGTATGTTTTAGTAATAATGAATATATTATTAAATTAATTGTAAAATTAAATAAATATGAAATATTAAAATGGTATTTCAATAATTTTAAATTTGATGATTTACATTTGGATGATGGTTATTTATATTATACCGCAATCGTAAATAAAAACTTAAATATAATTAATTTACTTTATGATAATGATAATATTGATAAATTTAATTTACATAATAAAAAATATTTAAATGTTGCTTCACATATAAAAGATTTATATATTTTTAAATGGTTTGAAAATAAATGTGAAAATGTGGATTTAAGTTTTGATAATAATAAATTAATTCATAATTCAATTATATCAAATAATCTTATTATTTTAAATTATTTATTAGATAAAACTAACATTGATATTAATTATGATGAAGGAATAATTATTCGTACTGCTTTTGGTAATAATTTAGATGAAATAATTCAATATTTATTTGAAAAATATGATAATATTGATGTTTTAGTAAAAAATGAAATTATAATGAAATATGCTATTGAAGATGCAAATTTAGAAATGATAAATTTATTATATAATTATAATTCTAATTTTAATCTATCTCAAAATAATGAATATTTATTTAGAATAGCTTGTAAAATGGACAATATTGATATTGTTAAATGGTTAATAACAAAGAAAAATGATATTAATTATTCAATCAATAATCATGAAATATTTTATTACATCTGTGAGCATAATTTTATTGAAATAGCTCAATTTTATGTTGAGTTAAATTCTGAATTATATGAAATAAAAGTGGAAGATGCTGAAATTATAGAATATCATGTAAATAAAAAAATAATAATAGACGGTGAATTAAAAGTAGATACCATAGAAAAATGTCCAATTTGTTTAGATGAAGATTCGAAACTAATAACGGATTGTAATCATCAATTTTGTGAAGAATGTTTAAATAATTTAAATAATAAAAATGAACATTTTAATTGTCCTTTGTGTAGAAAAGATATTTTGTCTATAAAAAATTTACAATTATAAAATCTAATAAAATAAAAAAGTCTAAATATATAATATAATGTCAGATAAATCAGAGCAAGTTGATTCTAATTTCAATAAAGAAGATAAATCAGAACAAGTTGAACAACCTGTCTCTAATAATGAATCTATATCAACAAAAATACAAAAAAGAAATAGCATTAAACATGATACAAACTTTAATGAATTTATAGATGTCATAAATCATGATTTAACAGAAATAGAAAATAATAATTCAAATGTTTATACTGAAGACTTTAAAAAGTTTAATGATATTCAAAATAATGTAAAAGATATGTTAAATGAAGATTTAGTTTTAAAAACATCAACTTCATTAGATATTGTTGCAAGTTATTTAAAATGTCAAAAAATTTTATATTTAGAATCTAGCTATTTTATTACAAAATGTTTGAATTTTTTAATCATTCCTACATTAATTATTACAGGTGGTTGTAGTGTGTTAGCATCTTATGTTGATGAAATTGTATTTGGTAAATTATTAATGGCAAGTTTAAATGCGTTTATAACTGTTATTTTATCAATTGTTAATTATTTAAAATTAGATGCACAAAGTGAAGCTCATAAAATATCTTCACATCAATATGATAAATTACAATCAAAAATAGAATTTTTTTCAGGACAAACATTACTTTTTAGTACTTTAAGTACTGCCGAATTTTTAGAATTACCTGATGAAGTTAAAAATGAAAATAATGAAGTTGTTTATAATAAAGCTAATGAATATCAAAAATTAATGGAAGAAGTTCGAGAAAATATTACAGATTTAGAAAAAAAAACAATGGAAATTAAAGAAACAAATCAATTTTCAGTACCAAGAATTATTAGGTATAGATATCCCATTATTTATAACACTAACATTTTTACCATTATAAAAAAAATAAATCAACATAAAATTAAATTATTAATTGATTTGAAAAATGCATATAATAATTTAGTAGAAGTTAAAAATGATTTAAATAAATATGAAAATGAACATATTATTTTATCTCAAAAAATTTTATATCTAAAAAAATTAGAAAGACAAAAAAATACTTTTCATGATGTTAATATTAGTAATAAAATTGAAACTGATTTGGATATTTTTCAAACAGACGTAGAAAAATTAGAAAAAAAAATGACTCAACTTAAAAAAGACAAAGAAAATTTACTTACTAAAAGAAAATATGTTGAATACAAAATTATTTCATTATCCACTGTTTTTACTAAAATTGATGATATGTTTCAACAAGAAATTACGAATGCAAATATAAAAAAAAGTAGTTGCTGTTTTTCTGACTTTATTGCTTGTTTTAATCATCAATATAAAGATCCAAAACAAGTTGATAAAATGTTGTGTGAAATATTAGGAAATGAAGAGCATAATACAATTTATAATGATAAAAATAGTGATAAGATTTAAATTATAAAAATAAATATCTTTTATTAAATTTTCAAATAATATATATATATATATTATGACATTTAAAAAGAATAGAAAATCACCTTCTCAATCTGCTACATTATATGAAGAAGGTATAATAGAAAAAGGAAATGATAAACAATTATGGGTTGTAAAAAAAAATAAAAATAATACAAAAAGATGGGTTCCATATCATAGTGCAGAAATTTTTGGATATACTCCATTAACTGCTAAAATTCTTAAAAAAAATATTAATAAACCAATTATAGTATTTGAAAGACAATTTAATTATAATTTTCCAAAAAAAAGAAGTGATTTTGATGTTAAATATTATTTTACTCCTTCTGGAGATGGTGAATTATATAAAAATAAACAATCAATAGTATTTAATAATTGGTTAAAAAATAAAAATTATATTGTAAAAGAAAATGATCTTTTTATTATTAAAGGTATAATGAAATCGAATGATATAGACGCTACACTTCAGGTATCTCCAAAACCGTCTGAATTAGTTAGTACAAATTTAATGAATACACAAGCATTCATAAAAATATAGATTTTAAATATTATATCATATAATAATATAATGTATATATTATATGCTTCTCAACATGG